TAACATGGCAGAGCACTCAAAACACGAATTTCAAGCTTTTAGACCATTTGGCCCTACAATTTTCAAAGGAACTTTACCTCAATCTTTAATAAAATTATTAGATGATAAAGCAACTGAAATCATGGAAAATGATAAAATGTCAAAGGAGTGGGATCATTCTATGCATCTTGCAGGTAATGTAAAACAAGAAGTAAGATTTCCACCAGCTTGGTTAATATCGACAGAATTTGCTCCAATGAACACTTCTCTACAAATGATAATAGAAAAATATTTAGAACATCCTCCTATGATAAACACGGTTTCACCAGACAAAGTAGAAAAAATTATGTTAACAAGTATATGGTGTGTATCTCAGTGGGCTGGAGATTTTAATCCATCTCATGTTCATGATGGTGATTTATCTGGAGTAATTTATTTACGGATACCTCCAAGTTTAAAAAAAGAATATGAAAAAGAAGATCATTATCCCTGCGTTGGTGATATTGAATTTTCGTGTGGTCAAGCAGCCACTTTCAATGGACATCAGTTTCAAGCAACTCCAGAGGTTGGTGATATTTTTTTATTTCCCTCATGGCTATCTCATTGTGTTTATCCTTTTAGAACACCCAACGAAGAAAGAAGGTCTGTTTCTTTTAACGTATCAATCAAAAGAAAAAGAGAAAAAGGCGAAGAGGATTTTGCAATAGACAGACCATGACCACGCCATTCCCGATGGTAAGAATAACATGGTTTGATGCGAAAGACATGGAAACAGGTTGGTTACATATTAAAGAAATAGTGACTGCGCCGTTGGCCGTGTGCCAAGAAGTAGGATACATGGTTGTAAACAATGACGATAAGATAGTAATTATGAGATCTTGGTGTGCAGATAAAGATGACAATCACGGCGGCGGTGCAATTGCAATACCACGTGGATGGGTAAGAAAAATAGAATACTTAAAGGTAGATTATGCAACACAATAGTAATACTGAGTTTGTTATGTACGTTGACAATTTTTTGTCTATTGAAACTTTAGAGTCTTTACAAGAAACTTTTTTAAATATTAATTACGGCGAAGTAAAAAACCCAGAAGGTCAGGTTTATGGTTATAGGCATACTTTTCCTCATAGTTTTCACACAGATCCTCTATTAAAATTAATTAAAAATTATTTTTTTCCTAATAGAAACCTAGAACCAATATCAGTCAGTGCTCACAAAAGACAAAATAATAAAGAGCCATTGTTTCATGTTGACGTAGAAAAAGACAATGTTGCAAACTTTTTGTTATTTGTAAAAGGCGAACCACTTTTAAACAACGGCACAGGATTCATGACTGGTAAACATTTATCATCCCATATTGGTTTTATTGAAAATAGAGCCTTGTTTTTTAATGGTAGTAAAATACCACACTCAGATCTACAATCTTTTGGTGACAGTTCAGAAAGATATACACTTAATATTTTTTACAAAGATGCATAAAATATTTGTAGCAACACCTTGTTACGGAGGTTTAATTACGACTGAGTATTTTAAAAGTTGCATGCAATTAGTAGCTCTAGCTGCAACAAATAAAATAGAATTACAGTTTGCAACAATTGGTAATGAATCGTTAATTACAAGAGCTCGTAACACTTTAGTTCAATTGTTTATGGATGGTGATTATACTCATTTATTGTTTATAGACGCTGATTTAGCTTTTAATCCTGAAGCTGTTATTAGAATGTTAGAATACGACAAAGACGTAGTTACTGGTATCTATCCTAGAAAAACTATTGATTGGACAAAAGTAAAGAAAAGATTGAAAGACAACCCAGATATGTCAGAAGATGAGCTATTGGCAGCATCTTTGCAATATAATCTTAATGTAGCAAACCCTGAAAAAATAATGTTGGAAAAAGGTTTTATAGAGGTCATGGACGGGCCTACAGGGTTTATGATGATTAAAAGAGAAGTATTTGAACGGATGGCTAATGTCTATCCTGACCTCAAGTTTATTCCAGATCAACACATAAATCAATCTCATGAAACAGAGTTTGATTATCACAAAACATCAGATTGGAATTACGCCTTTTTTGACACCATGATAGAGTCAAAAAGTAAAAGATATTTGTCAGAGGATTATGCTTTCTGTCGCTTATGGCAAAATATGGGTGGTAAAATATACGCAGATATAATATCTGGCATGACACATTACGGAAATTACGCATTTAAGGGCAATGTTGGAACTCAATTCTTGCCACAAAACAATAAGTAATTTATTATTCCCGCATGCAATTAGTAGATTTAAAGTTCAGACCAGGAGTAGATAAACAAGATACAGCATACTCGGCTGGAGATGAGCGTAAATACATCGACTCAGATTTTGTTAGATTTCACTATGGTAAACCTGAAAGATGGGGCGGCTGGGCAAATCTACCTAACCCAAATAGAACAGTTGTGGGCGTTGTTCGTGATTCACACAGCTGGATAGGACTAGATGGAACTAGATATCTAGCTTTAGGAACCGATAGAAAACTTTACATTTTTTCAGAGAGTAAGCTTTATGATATAACTCCTATAAGAGAAACTCAAGCTTTGACAAATCCATTTACAACCGCTAGCGGATCTTCAACTGTTACTGTTACTGATAACGCACACTTAGCTCAGGTAGGAGATTTTGTTACTTTTGATTCTTTTTCTTCAATAGACGGCCTTGATATGAATCAAGAATTTGAAATAATTAGTGTTCCATCCGCAAACACGTATACTTTAACTCATACAGGCACAGCTTCTGGAACTACCTCTGGAGGAGGTGGATCTGGTAACGCTAAGTATCAAATTAATATAGGACCAGCTACCTCTACTTATGGTTATGGATGGGGAACTTTAACTTGGGGAGAAAGCACGTGGGATACGTCTAGATCTACATCAAGTGTTGTTCTTGCTGGACGTCAATGGTCATTAGATAATTTTGGAGAGGATTTAATAGCAACCGTTTTAAATGGTGGCACATTCATATGGGATACATCAAGTGGTGTTGGGACGAGAGCAACCGCTTTGTCTAACGCTCCTACTGCTTCTAGATTTAGTTTAGTATCAACAGACACAAGACATTTAATGATTTTTGGAACTGAAACCACAATTGGTGACGTTTCAACTCAAGATGATTTATTATTTAGATTTTCAGATAGAGAGGACGCTACAGATTATGCTCCTACATCAACTAATGAGGCAGGGTCGTTGAGAATTACTGATGGCTCTAGAATAGTTGGTGCAGTAAAATCAACAGGACAAATTCTTGTTTGGACAGATACGTCTCTTCACGGTATTCAATTTGTTGGCACACCTTTTACCTTTGGACTAAGACAGCTAGGTGCAAACGCTGGGTTAATAGCTCAACATGCTGCCATAGAGGTAAATGGTCAAGCATATTGGATGTCAGATGATGCCTTTTATGTATATGATGGTGTTGTCAAAAAAATGCCTTGTAGTGTGCAAGATTTTGTTTTTGATGACATCAGCTACACTAACAAGAATGACATAGCTGTGGGCTTAAATACAGCCTTTAATGAGATCATTTGGTATTACCCTTCGGCTAACGCTACACAAATAGATAGATCAGTAATATACAACTATCTTGAAGGGACTTGGTACACAAATAGTCTAGGTAGAACAACGTGGCTTGGTGCTTATGTTTATGAAAAACCCATCGCTACTGAGTATGTTGCTAATCAAACCGCCAATGTTTCCACAATACTAGGTTTAACAAACGGAGCTTCTTTTGTATATGAACATGAGTCAGGTAATAATCAGGCAGACGGCACGGCTATAACTGCGTTTTTAGAAACAGGTTCTGTAGAAATAGCAGATGGTGATCAGTTAATGTCTATTAGTAAATTAGTGCCAGATTTTGACAACTTAACTAACACTATGACTGCAAGACTTACATTAGAGCAATATCCTCAATCTTCTTCTAATGTTACATCAAATGCAAGTATCACCAGCACGACGGAAAAAGTAAGTGTTAGAGGAAGAGGTAGAGCAGTGAAAATAAGATATACAACTAATACTGTTGATGATACACCTTGGAGACTTGGCTCACAAAAATTAGAAATTAGACCAGACGGAAGAAGATAATGGCAAAAATTAATATAACTAGATTACCTAACGCAACACCAGAATATGATGCTGGTCAGTTTGACCAAATGATTAGATTATTAGAACAAATAGTTTTTTTACTTAATACAAACTTTCAACAAGACTTGAAAGAAGAATCAGAATCGGAGACATTTTTCCTTGGCTAATACATTTAAAAGCGCGATGGTTGATATTACATCAACAGATCTTACAACCATAATAACAGTGCCAACGGCAAACCCTGGTGCAACACCGCCGGTGCCACCAACAACAGACGTGGTAAAATCTATTTTGATTTGTAATGATTCAGGAAGCACTACTTTAGTAGATTTGGAGGTCGTTAGATCATCAGCTACTTTTGAATTATTTAAACAAAAAAGTGTTGCTACCAACACTACAACTGAATTACTATCACAACCTTTAGTTTTACAAGAGTCTGATGTGTTAAAGGCTCAAGCTAATGCTGCAAATCAAGTGCATATAATTGTAAGTTTTATGGAGGTTACAAAAGGCGCACTATAGAAAGGATGACTATGAAATTGCAAGGTTTATTTATTACTCCAGTTTTTACTATGGATATTGAGAATGATTATAATTTAGTAGAAAAACTGTATGATTTAAAAAAAAGAGACGCTGTTGGCTCTCCTAAGTCTAATATCAGAGGATGGCATAGCAAAGAAGATTTGTATGAACATGAAGATTTTAAACAAATCACTCAGGATATATTATACCACTCACAACAATGTTTTCATGCTTTAAGTGTTGAAAAAAAATATAGCCCAGAACTTACTGGATTATGGGGTATGATTAATCCACCAGGTGCAAGAAATAGCGTACATACACATCCTCTTAATTATCTGTCAGGTGTACTTTATTTAAAAGTTCCAAAAAATAGCGGAAATTTAGTTTTTATTGAACCTAGACCACAAGCTGAGGTTTTTGATCCACCTAAAAAATCAGATTTATTACCAAATCTTGCACATACTGTTCAGTGGGAGGCCAAAGAGAAAAACTTGATTTTTTTCCCATCATGGTTACAACATGAGGTACAACAAAATAATTCTAATCAAGATAGGGTTATCATGAGTTTTAATTTAAGATGGAGGGTATGATGCCAATAATAAAAGACGCTGAACAAATAGGAACAATTACTTTACAAGATGGTAGAGTAGTGCCTAAATATAATGTTAAAACAGAAACTACACTTACAAATGTTGATACTGGTGCGGAATATGACTCAGAGGAGGCAGCTCAAGCTGATATAGATGATCCAAACACTTCTACAACCGCAGAAAAAATTAAACGAGATGTAAAAGTATTTGCTCCATCATTGAAAGATATGTTGGGAAAAACTCCTAAGTAGATTTTTTACATTCACAGTCACCATTACAGTGAGTGCTAGTGTCTTTTAAATGACGCTCTAAATCTCTTTCTGCTGCTAATAATCTTTCATGGTATCTGCTCACCTTGTCAGCAAGGACAGCAATAGCTTTTAAATAATCTTGTTCGCTCATAATATCTCCTGTGATTGTTAATTTTGGTGAGAACCTAATGTAAGCATATTTTTTATGTCTGCAACAGAATTTTTTAAAATTGTTTTCTTGACAAATCATTTATGTTATTAAGCATGCAAAAAAAGAAAGGATTAAGCATGGATGATTTTATAGGAGTTTACGATATAGCAGAAACAGACAAATTTTGTAAAAAGGTTTTTGAACACTTAGATAATATTAAAATGGGAGATAGATTGAATCCAAAAATAACTAACACTGAATATTTTTTATTACAAGAGAAAGACAAAACTCTTTTAAATTTTAACGTAGAATTACTTAAACAATTTATGGAAATAATTAATGTTGCTTATAATCACTACATGAAAAAGTATCAAACAGCCATGGATTCTGTTCATAAAATGTCATTGAATACAAATATTAAATTACAAAAAGTAGGGCCATCCCAAGGATATCATGTTTGGCATTCTGAAAATGACGGTTTAGAAACTTCTTCTAGATCACTTTTTTTTCTGATGTATTTAAATAATGTTGAAGAAGGAGGGGAGACAGAGTTTTTATATCAAAGAAAAAGAGTAGATCCAAAAGAAGGTAGACTAGTTCTTGCTCCAGCTGCTTGGACACATCAACATAGAGGTAATCCTACTTTAAAGGGTGATAAATATATTATTACGGGTTGGTCTCACTACGTAGAATAAATACTACTCGTCAGCTATGGCGCCGTGATCACCATTAACCAAAGCGTTATATAAATCAACGCCGTGTTTCATGGTATCTTCTGCTGTCGCTGTGAAAGGTAGCCAGTCTTGAGAACTGTCACCAAAGTGTGACCATTGAGCTTCACATTCAATAACTTTTACTGGATTACCACTATCATCTAATTTTGGTGTTAGGATAACGTCACCATTATCATCAGTTTTTAGAGATCCATCATCATTAAGAGAAGCAGTCATAAGTGTTATCCATTTTTGATTTCTTACACCTACTAAAGTTATTCCTACATCTTTAACCATATTATCTCCTTATGAAATTCTTAAATATACTGTTGCTTTTGTGTGCATAGCACTTTGATATCCATACCCCATACATCTCCAGGTTCCAGAGCCGTGGGCACTGTGCCAATTAGAGTGAGCATTAGAATATATCATTTGCGACCCACTAACTGTTCCTCCAGGAGAAACATGACTGTTAGAATTTGAATTGGTAGTTCCATTAGTATTTTTAGATCCAAAAGCATAACTACCTACATCACCAACGCTTAAACTAGCAGTTGCAGTTCCTACGTTAGCTGCAGATGGAGCTGGTAAATTCGTTAAATCTGCACCTGAAATTTCAGGTAAATTACCAGAAAGTGTTGTTGCATCTAAATTTGAACCTGTTGTTACTGTTGTGCCATCTACTATTAAAGCCATTACGCAATCTCCTCTAAATTAAATTTATATTTTTTACCATTTAATCTATTCAAGATAAAGAGATTTTCATCACCCTCTTGAATAGTCCAATGACCTGCTGTTCCATCAACTTCATTAGCTCTAGTTCTGGTATTATTTAAGTTTAAGTCACCAGTATATATGTCTCTCCACTGAGCAGTAGAAGAACCTAAATCATGAGTGTCATCAGCAGCTGGTAAAAGAGTGCCACCAAAAGTAGCGCCAGCGTTGAATGTTGCTGCACCTGCCTCACTACCATCTAGTGTTAACATAGTTATATCTGCAGTATTATCTGTTCCTTTAAATATAATGTCCGTATCATTACCCTGAGCATCTATAGTAATATTGCCTGAAGTGGTTGTTACATTTACTGCGGAATCACCTGCTGTTACATCATCAAATGCTACTGTAGTTGAGACTGTTGCAAAAGATAAAGTTCCTGATCCATCTGTTTTAAGAAACTGACCAGCAGATCCATCACCTGTTGGTAATGCCATTGAAGTTGTTCCAAAACCAATAGCGTCCATACGAACTGTTCCATCAAAAAAGGCATCTTTAAATTCTAATGATGAAGTTCCAAGATCTATATCATTTGTTGTAGAAGGTGATAAAGCACCATCAGATAATGTGATTTGATTTGCGTTAGCAACTTTGAACGTAACTACATCATCAGAAGCAGCTGAGATAGTTGTATCAGCATCAGCATCTAAAGTTAATGTTTGACCATTAAGATCTACTGGAGCAGTTACTGTTCCAGGAGAAGCAAAAACA